TGTCTCTGTATATCGAAAATTTTATGTACCAACCATTACGAAGGACTGGCGAAAACGATTTAGTTTTTACTGCCAGATCCAGAAACTTGCGGGACAGCGATGCCGTCAATGAATTTTTCTGCTGCATTGGATACTTGATCTACACCTTTCTTTGCTTGTTCGGTGTATGTAGTAAATTTCCTATCTGTAACAGAATCGAAAAACGAAAGTGATGCATTGCTGATGATAGAATTGAAATCGATGACTTGTTTTGCAACTTCTTTAGATTTCTCTACAACGGTCTCGACTTGAAACATATCTTGAATATCTTTTGTTGAATACATTTTTATCTCCTTTAGACGATAGTTAATTACATCCAGAAACCATGCTTGCGATAAGCTTCGGCTCTTTTCATTTGAGCATCTTCAATAGATTCCCAAAGACCTCTAAAAAACGATTTAATAGCTCGTGCCATATTTTCCTCTGAAATACTCCCTTTCAATTCTTTCTATGTCATAGATGCTTTTTGGGCATCTTGCCATGATAAAATCTTCAAGGGTGTTTGTTTTAAAAAATTTGATTAAAAATAAAAACATGTAACCTCCTTAAGCGTTACATGCTTATTTAGTATCGCAATGCACAAAAACTAAGTGTTTCTACTAATCATTTTAATCTTTTTTGCATCTCTGCCCGCTCTTTGCCATTCAATGGTACAAGACCAGCCTTGTCAAGAGGAGAACCAGAACCACTTACCATTTCTGATATAAAGAATTGTGCATACTCTTTGATGCCTGGAATGACACCAACATGCTCACCCTTGATATAGAAATACAATGGTCGTGAAATTGGATACTCACCTGTTTCAATTGTCTTTACAGAAGGTGTAACACCATTGACCGTGGCTACTTGTAACTTGTCTCTATTGCTATCGTAGAATGAAAGACCGAACACACCAATGGCATTCTTGTCAATGTTCAACTTAGAAAGAGTTTCAGTATAGTCACCTGCGATTTCAATGATGCGACCATCTTGGCGTAGAGGACATTCTTTCTTACAACCAAGTGCTTTATGCTCAAACACTTCTCTTGTACCGTGATTCGATGCAGGAATAATGAGCATGATTTCTTGCTTTGGTAATTTTGGATCAATTTCATTCCATGTCTTTGCATTGCCTTTAGCGGCAGCCGCAATATGGTCTGTAGTCAATTCAAACTTATTGGAATCTCTGCGACTTGCGAAAACAATACCATCGTAACCAATCTTAACTTCAATGACATTCTTTACGCCTTTCTCAGCACAAGCGGCAAGTTCTTTGTCTTTAATCTTGCGACTTGAGTTTGCAATGTCAATCGTGTTTGCACCTGTGCCTTGACAGAATTGACGAATGCCACCTGACGAACCACCTGAGCCTACTGTTGGAGTTTTAAACTGTGAAAATGATTGACCAAATTCTTCTGCTACGATTGATGCGAATGGAAGGACTGTAGATGAACCTGCGATTTGAATGTTGTCACGGGCTAATACTGAAGAAACTGCAACTGCTGAAACAATACCAACAATAAATGATTTCATAAAACCTCCTGTAAATGATTGCACTACAGGAATTATTTAATACATAAAAATGACTTTTGTGTTACAGTTTTATGAAGATTGCTTCAGTAAAATTTATCTTTCAAATGCATCATTGCCTGTCTTTTACACTTTCGGACTTATAAGTATCGGTGTTGCCTTTGATGAGATGATCCTTCCTTATCTTACAGGTTACCCAAGAATTGTAGTAATTGATATCCAGTAGAGCATGTCTTACAAATATCTCATACGTTTCATAGTAACTACACTCTGAGCGTGTCTTACAAAGGTGTAGTATCTCTCTGCTGTATTCAAATTCACCTTTGACCTTGACTTCTTCTTGAAGTTCTTTATTCGAACCCCAATACTTCTCCCAATCACTTGTCTTTCTTATCTTCTTTCGTTTACCTTTGACCTGTTTGTAACCAGCCTTAGAGAAAAACTTTTTACCAATGTATTTGCGACCACTTGGTATGTGTGTAATGAGATACACGAAACCAAAATGATCGCCTATGTTGTCTTCAGTAAATTCTTCATTTGTATTGTGAAACAGCCAAGTCATTCTTCTTCGATTTCATCCTCAGTATCGAGCATGTAATCACTACAGAAGGGACAATAGAGTGGGTCTGTCTCTGAATTATCTATGTCATATTCAATGGTAAATTCTGTTTCACAATTATCGCAAGTGTGTTTGAGTTTATGCATTAGTCACACCATGACGCTTTCTTCTCGCCAAAGTATGGACGAGCATGGCCGTTTGCAATCAGCATTTCAGACAATCGTTGACCATTGATGATTACGTCACCGAGAACACGACCACCATACTTGTCGTGCTTCTGTATTTCAACCAATACTTTTTGACCTGACTTGTAAGCATTGGTGATTGTGTTCTTTGTAAATGCAGATGCTTTGAGTGCAGCCTGACCTTCTTTCTCACATTGGGCACGATGACCTTTCTCTGGCGTATCAACACCAAGCACACGAATACTCAACTTCTTTGGCAATGGATCTGGTAGAAAATCTGCAACGAATTCTACAGTATCACCATCGATTACTCTGGTAATTTTATATTCATATGGATTTGCAAATGCTGTGCTGGCGAAAAGAATGCCAGCGAAAAGTGTTGTAATGTATTTCATTTATTGTCCTTATTATTTGAAAATGTCCCATAACATCCACACCACGAAGCCGCAGAGTATGCCGACTAATATTGTACCAATTGTTGTTATCAATGAAACTGCTCTTCTTCAGTTGAACCTTTCAATGCCGTTGTTGAAGCATCTTGTTCAATTGTTGTAGTGACCATGTCAAAATAGGATGCTCCAACCTCTCTCTGATGTTTGACCGCAGTAAAACCACGTTCCTGTAATGCAAACTCTTGTTCTTGTAGATCCACAAATGCTGACATATTTCGCTCACGATAATCAGCGGCCAAAGAAAACATACCAGCATTAAGTGAATGGAAACCAGCGAGAGTAATAAACTGAAATTTATAACCCATCGCACCCAATTCTCTTTGAAACTTTGCAATCGTAGTATCATCTAAATTCTTCTTCCAATTAAAAGATGGTGAACAATTATATGCTAACATCTTTCCTGGGAAGTGTTTGTGTATACCTTCTGCGAATTGTTTTGCATATTCTAAATCTGGTTTGCCTGTCTCACACCAAATCAAGTCGGCATATGGTGCGTATGCAAGTCCTCTTGATAGTGCTTGCTCGAGACCTGGCCTGGTACGATAAAATCCTTCAACGGTTCTTTCACCGGTAAGAAATGGTTTGTCGTTATCATCAATATCAGAAGTAATAAGATTAGCTGCTTCTGCGTCAGTTCGAGCAAAAAGTAAAGTAGGCACGCCGCAAATATCAGCAGCCAAACGAGCGGCGTTAAGTTTGTTGATGGCCTCCCGAGTTGGGACCAATACCTTCCCACCCATGTGACCGCATTTTTTTGCTGAGGCGAGTTGGTCTTCAAAATGGACTCCTGCGGCACCTGCACGGATCATTCCTTTCATTAATTCAAATGCATTCAATACACCACCAAATCCTGCTTCTGCATCAGCAACAATTGGTACAAAATAATCTATCTCATCTTTTTCTTCCATCCATTGTATCAAATCAGCACGGCGTAGTGTGTTATTGATTCGTTCTACTACAGATGGTACTGAGTTTGCAGGATAGAGTGATTGGTCAGGATACATTTCACCTGCAAGATTAGCATCACCTGCGACTTGCCAACCTGATAGATAGATTGCCTGTAGACCAGCCTTGGCTTGTTGTAGCGCCTGCATACCTGTCAATGCACCAAGCGAATTGATAAATGATTCTTTGTGTAGTGAATGCCACAATCGACTTGCACCTCTAGCAGCTAATGTGTATTGTTCATCAACAGAGCCATAAAGTTTTACAACATCAGCGGCAGTATAGTTTCGTTTAATACCTCGCCAACGGTCGCTTTGTGACCATTCTTCTTGTATTATTTGTGCAAGTTTTTCTCTTTCAATCATTGTGTTTTTCCTCATTCTGCCTTTCTAACCCAACAATCATAAATGTATGGATTGTTTTCTTCTTCTAATTTATATTTTTCCAATAAACATTCACCTTGAGTATCAAAGTATTTTATTGTTGTCACATCAGCAAAGTTTGAAACTGATATTGCAACAAGAACATACAAATAAATCACGCAGCCTTACCCCATACATCGTCCCAGTTACCACTTAGAGCACCTTTTGCATAATCAGTCGCACGATTTTCAAAGAAGTTAGTGTGAGTTGGTGCATTAATCATTTCTTCTACCCATGGCAGAGGATTCTTCTTCACTTTGAATATACCTTTCATACCCATCGAAATCAATCTACGGTCTGCAATGTAACGAA